ATCGACGGCGATGGCTCTGAAGTGGACACCGCATCCCGCCCTACCGCCTCTCACCGAGAGCGAAATGAAGTCCCTGCCTGCGGAAAAGGTCTTCGACTATTTCAACACCCGCGAGAAGGCCATCGAGAACGAGAAGGACGATCCCTTCAGGCATGGGTTCGAGCTATCGACCTGGGCGAGGGCCGACGAGCAGTTGTCCTCGCATGAGGAGATCCTCGTAATGGGATCGAACCGAGCCGGCAAATCCGAATGGGCTGCGAAACGGGTTGTGCAATGTCTGGTCGAAAACCCCGGAACGATCATATGGTGTTTAACTGAAACGAGCGCAAACAGTATACAGTTCCAACAGAAACTCGTTTTTAAGTATTTGCCGAAAGAGTTTAAAAGCTTAGGGCGCGGAAAAGTCGGATACGTCGTATATAGTTTAAGAAACGGATTCACGGCCTCGAAGTTCAGCCTGCCGAACAAAAGCGAGGCGATATTCCGAAACTGGTCTCAGGACATCTCGACCATCGAGGGAGGCGAGATAGGGTCACCCGCCGCCCCAGCCAAGGGAACCCACAATATAGGCTTCTGGGCCGACGAGCTAATTCCGCTCCCGTGGTTGGAGACCATCCGGTACAGAAATTTGACGAGGTCCGCCAAGGGCATAATTACCTTTACTGCGGTGGACGGCTGGAACCCGGTGGTAAAGTCTCTCCTCACCGGCGCCCGAACGGTGGAGGACACGCCTGCCGAGTTATTGGGTGGCGAACGGGTTCCCCTCGTCCAGCAACCCCTTCGCAAAGCCTCGAGTGTCGTCTACTTCCACATCGCCGAAAACCCGTTCGGCGGCTACGAGGCGATGCGGCGTCAACTGGAGGGGGAGAAGCGCGACGTTATTCTTTGCCGAGGTTACGGGGTGCCGACCAAAGCCTCGAAAACGGTATTTCCGCAGCTTGGCGACCGGAACTTGGTCGATCCTTCCGACGTACCTATCCTGACCGATCCGAAGCAAAACCCCGCCACGTGGATATTGAGCATCGACCCCGCCGGGGCGAAGCCGTGGACGATGGTCTTGTTCGGCATCGACGCTCACGGGGTCGCTTGGGCAGTCTCGGAGTTCCCCGACTTCGATACCTTCGGCCCGTGGATGGACATGAGCAAGGGGGACAAGGGGCGACCCGGTGAGGCGGCTCAACCGAACGGTTACGGCATTCTGGACTACGTGGAAGTCATCCGCCGCCTCGAGAAAGGCAGGGATTGCCTGCGGATAATCGACCCTCGATTGGGAGCGGCTTCCTATCAGAAGGCCGAGGGCAGCAGCAACATCATCGACGACCTCGCGGACGAAGACGTGGTCGTCTACCCTGCGGAAGCCTTGGACATCGACACGGGTCTTCAGGCCATAAACAACCTGTTGGCATGGAATCCTTCCGAGCCTATGGGCCTCGAAAACCACCCCAAGCTCATGTTTTCGAGTGAATGTCAGAACCTCGTAGCCTGTATGCAGGAATACGAGACGGGCGACTTGAAGCACCCGGCCAAGGACTTGGTCGATTGCTGCCGCTACTTTGCGGTGGGTAATTACGAACACCTGGACGAGACGTCTTTCGTCGCAACCGGGACGGGCGGCTATTGATGACGAGGGGAGGGTAGATTGGCATGAGCTTGGACGCTATGGACGTGAAGGAATGCACTATATGCGAGGTTGAACTTGATGATGAAGCTGAGATCGTAACTCGCGGATATATTGGAATCATTCCGGTCGCTTTTTGCTGCACTTGCCGCACGGGAATTTTCGACATGGCGGACCAACGCGAAGAGATAGTGAATTTATGGGAGCAAAGACAAGTAAGGAAAAGCGCGACAGAATCCTCGCCTTGAGGGAGGACGGGATGTCGCTGAAGAAGATTGCGAAGGCCGTTGGCTCGTCGTATCCCACGGTGCAGAAGATCGTGAAGGAGTCGTCCGCCTCGCCGCCTGAGCCTGCAAAGCTGGAAGAGGGAAGCGTGCGCGAGGCCCGCATCCTCCGCCCCTACCCCAACCCGCGCCTCGTCGCCATCTATTTCGGCGACAATCGTGGGACTGCGGAGCGGGGAAAGCTGGTCGTCCGGGCGGGGCTGAACTGGCGTCCGAACGCAAAAGTCAGGGTCCGGCTGGTAGATCGTGGGGAGTCTCTTTACCGAATCGCCTGACGAGCGGGATCGGAGGGTGGACGCGCTTTTGCGTGACATGGTCGTGGAGGAGGCGTTGCTGGCGATGGAGGAGGACAGGCCACCGAGGTCGTTTACGCTGACCGAAGTGGCGGAGTATACGGGAATAGGTTTCGAGACCTTCCGCAGGATGGAGTCGGAGGTCATGAGTAAAGTTAAGAAAATTATGATAAGGTAGGGGGCTGTTATGGACGAAGAAAAGGTACAGAAATTCGATATGGACGAACCGAACGTGGACGACCTCGTTCACGACTTCCAACGCTGTAGGAACAACCTGGGTTTCTGGCTGGATTTGGCGGAGGAAGCGAGGGACGTTCGCCGAAACGAATGGCCCGGAAAGACGAGGGAGGGCAGGAAGTCCGGCCCCGAGGCTTTTCCTTGGGACGGCGCCTCCGACCTGGAGCCTAACCTCGTATCTCCATTGATCGACGGCGACGTGGCCCTCCTCAAAAGCAGCCTGAACAAGGCCAACCTGATTGCCGCTCCCGTGGAAAGCGGGGACATTTCTACTGCCAAGACGGTAACTGACTTCATGCGGTGGAGGATGGACTCCATGATTGAATTGCAGCGGGAGGCGGGAGTCGCAGCCAACTATTTGCTCGAGCAGGGACTTTGCGTCTTGGGGGTTTATTGGAAGCGTGAAGTTCGGAGGACTTACCAGCCGATCAGCTTGGAGGATATAGCCTCTCAGTCGCCCGAACTGGCTACCGCCATCCAAGACCCGGATTTGAAGGAAGGCGTGATCGACGTACTGGCGGGAGTGTTCCCGAACCTGAAGAAGAAGCGCCTCAACAAGATGCTAAAGGCGTTGCGGGAGGAAGGCGTTGCCGACGTTCCGCAGGAAAAAGTTACCATGAACCGCCCCGCCGTTCGGGCCTATGAACTCGGACGGGACGTAATCCTCGACTCGAACGTCTTGGATCTTCAGTCGGCGAGAGCGATTTATTGCGTGCATTACTACAGCCCGGAAGCCCTTCGAGAGAAAGTCTTTACCGAGGGCTGGGACGACGACTTCGTGGACGCTTGCGTCGAGAAGGCCAATCAGCCGCTCGACCTGTCGAACCGCTACGACCTAGAGGAACCAATGCGTGAGTCCTTCGAGGGATTGACGCAGGTGATCACGGCTTATCGAAAGGAGTTGGACGAGGACGGGGTTCCCATTTGCTCGACTACCGTATTTTGCCCAGGAGTGGACGGCTACGGGAAGCATGGTCCAAGTCAATACGATCCCGGTCATTATCCTTTCGTGGCAATCACCAGAGAACACTTGTCCCGCAGGCTCCTCGACACTCGAGGCTATCCCTACTTGCTCAAATCTTACCAAGATGCCGTTAAGGCCGAAATGGACGCTCGAAGGGATCGGGCCAGCCTGTCCACCGTTCCCCCTGTCGAATACATGGTCGGGAGGCGACCCGAGAAGCTTGGGCCGGGAGCGCAGGTTCCCGTGCGTAGAAGAGGAGAGGTCGGCTACATGGAGATCCCTCGCCAATCCCCCGCCAGCATGGGAGTCGAACTGGAGCTTCGAGCCTTGGCTGATCGCATGACGGGCAGGGCAACCGATCCCGAAAATGCGGTGGATGCGGGAATCGTCAGGCAGAATCTGGTGAACGTCTGGCTGGACGGGTGGAAACAAGTCTTGAGCCAAGTATGGTCGCTCGAGCGGATGTACGGCGGACCCGAAATCTGGTTTCGAGTCAGCGGCAACGAGCAGGGAGTTCAATTACTGCTCGACGAGACCTCCGACGTCTACGACTTCAACCTAGCGTGGAACAGCCAGAACGCCGATGAGGAGAAGGTGTTGAAGAAGCTGGAGACCGTTGGCACCATTTTAGCCCAGTATGATCGGCAAGGCCAGGCCCGCTACGATCAGTTCTTGCGGACCTTTCTCGAGGCAGTTGATCCGAACTTGGCGAGCAAGCTCATCATGCCTCAACAGGAGGCGACCTCGAAGGAAATCATAGAGACCTCGCAGGACTTGGCGAAGATTTACTCCGGTCAGGTCGTGAACGCTCCGAAAGAGTCGAACTCGCAGTTGAGGCTTCAGGTCATCCAGCAATACGTCCAAGGCACCGAGGAGATCCCCGCCGAGGACGTTCAGTCCAGACTCCAGCAGGATGAGAAGTTTGCAGCCCGACTTCAGGGCTACGTCCAGCAGTTGGAATTTCAGCAGCAGCAACAACGCAACGCTTTGATCGGTCAGTTAGGCGCCGCCCCCGGAAACGTCCCCGCCAGCGCGGCATGACTCTTCGGGAAGCCATACCCCACCTGTCCGGGTTGCCTGCATGGGAGGCCGTGTTGGGACACCTCGAGACCGAACGCGACTCGGCCCTATCCGACTTTCAGGATTACGAGCTTCTGGACAACCCCCAACGCCTCGCTCGATTGGGTGGCGAAATCGCCGCTCTGGACAGGCTTTTACGATCTTTCAACGAACTGTCGAATGTCCCTGACCCCGCATGAAAAACTGGCGCGGGAAGTCCGGATTTTATTAAACCGCTGGGTGGAAGAGTCCGACCTCGACACGGACGTCATTTACGAAATCGCCGACCAAGCCGTGGACGGTTGGGCGGAAGAGCCGGTTCTGGGATTCGACCCCGATTTTGACCCCGAAGAAGATGGATGAACCAGCCGAAAACAAGGTTCGAGGAACTTACTACGAGTCTCTGTTTAAGACTGAGTGCTTAAACAGAGGGTACAACGTATCCGTTCCCGAAGGAGATTACCTTGGATACGACGTAATAGTCGAGTCGAAGGGAGGCTTGCTTCGTACCTGCCAAGTCAAAGGCACCCGAAGCCTCGATCCGAGCAACCGTTGGGCCATCACCCTAAATCGAGGATCGGGGAGAAAAAAGCCTTTGGGCCAGGTTGACTTTCTGGCGGCATACGTCGACTACCCAGACGTACGAAGCTGGTACGTTATCCCACGGGCCGAGATCGGCAACGTTAGCTCGATCAAGCTTTACCTGGCCAATCCCAATT